CAAAGAACTCCATTACTTGCCTCCCCAACAACGGTAGCTCGGCCACCAATGACTGGCGCCGGACCATCTTTTATTGCTGTTCATGTTGTAGTAGAGGTAACTCGCTACCCCTACGTTTGCTTCTGGGTCATACATACTTCTGCCTGCAAAACCGGCTTTCCTACTACGTTCGTCCCACCACTTCGGTAAGTGCTGGAAAAATCCTGTGGCTCCGCTCTTAGGATTGACCGCTGTTGAATATATGTCGTCAGGATCAGCAGACGATTCACAGAAAGCAATCTGTTCCATCAAAGGTTGATCTTCGGGAGCGAAATACACTTGGATGTATTCGCCCAGTGTGGAGCACCCTCCAAAGCCACTTAATGTGGCAACCAGTAATACTTTAGTGATCATTGATACTCCTAACTCCAACGAATTGATGCAGACACCAATCAAGAACTTTGCCTAGCCATTGGTCGGCATCATCTATCGCTTCTGCTACTCGGCCACCCGGTGCAATAAGCTTCCCTGTTCTTTCATGGCCAAGTTCGTTAATAATTTTTTCACTAGCTGCTGTTCCTGCTTGATCGTCGTCAAGCATCAGGATCACGGTGTCAAAGTCAAGGAGCTCCTTCTTGAACTCATCGTTCCACGCTGCAGCTCCTGATGGCAGGGCAAAGCCCTGCACTAAAGACTTGTAGGGAGAATGGTTTAACCATTTCACCAAGCACCAAAGGTCAGACTCCCCTTCTGCCAGCAAAGCAATATGAGCTTGACTGTGTGTGTCAATTCTGTACAACTGGTTGGTAAATCTAGAACCTGTTACTGCATACTTGGCACCTGAAGTAATGTCTCTAATTTTGATGCCACGTACTACGCCTTCTTTGTCTCTATGAGGTATCCAAAGTTCGGTTTCAGACACCTTCACTCCGAACTCGATGATGTCTTCTACTGTGAGATATTCCCATTTGGCAGCCACGAAACCGGCAGCTCTTTGGATAGCGAGCTCTGACCCTTCAGGTTCAGATTTGAACTGTTGAGTGAGATCTTCTATTTTTGACACTTGAGTGTCAACTTTTCTCCTACGAAACTTTCCGGGATTTCTTTCACCAGAGAGAATCTGCAGAGCTTCTCCGTAACTGCACTCTTTCACTATTTTTATGAACTCGATCTGGTCGCCGTATTGACCTGTAGAGAAGTCATACCAATGGTCTTCGTAAATGTGAAGTGACGGAGTTTTGTCAGCAGTGTTAACAATGGAACGGATCTTTCCGTCACGGTTAGGTGGTTCCATGTTCAACATCTCCAGCACTCTCCTCATGGAGACAGAGTGCTTTAAATGATCACGAAGACTATTGTCATAATAGCGTTTCATTTTTTTCTGAGCTTTCTCAAAACATCTGGAGAGAGGTTGTCGATTGGCTTCCAAGAGCTGCTATCAGGTTCTTTCCCTTCTCTAACAAACATCGAGGTGACGTAACCAATAAGGAAAATAAGGAGTGAGGCGAGGACAATTAATACGTTCATGGGTATGTAATACTTTTCTGGGCGATTCTGCCGGTTTCGGTGTTCCAGCGGTGCTCTACACCATCAGGATGTATGCCTCCACCAGTACGGGTTTTAAGAAACTGAAGACGAATGTCTTTCTCCAGTTCTTCTCTTGTAATTTGCGAAATATCAGGATTTAAAGATGGCTTATACATACCGAGTACATAGTCGGCGCTTTCTTCACCACCAAATTTTCCGTCTGTAAGATCTAAAGGTTTATGACCAGCGTTCTGGTCCCCTCTTTTAACTTGATGCAGCACGATCAGAGCTACGTCATGTTCTCTAGCGAAATTTTTGAGTGCTCTAGCCATTGACTGAACATTTTCAATCTGGTTGTTACCCCAGTTTCTAATCAGCTCTAAGTAATCAATGAGAACAAGTCGGGGCTGGATTCCCGTCTTCTCTGCATACTCTTGGAGTATTTCACCCATGTCACCTAATCCAAGATCAGGTTCATCTTCTATATGTAAAAGAGGCAGACTCTGAGAAGCAATTTCAATAGCGGAAGCCTCACCGTGATTCCTCATTGATTCTTCTATTCTCCGAGTTGCCTCTCCCGTGTAACAGGAAGCGACTCTTTCCAGCACATACCTGCCATGCATTTCCAGAGAGAAAAACACTGTGGGTATTTGAGGACTGTTAGTTGCAACGTTCACTAGAAACCATGTTTTGCCTACGCCAGTTCGGGCGAGCAGGATCATGACCTGTCCGGGGGCCATACCCCCTTGAGTGCGGTCATCAAAAAAGCTGTACCCAATGGGTACACGGACAATGTCCGATGTAGCCCACTGGTACAGTTCTCCTTTGACCTCTACGAGGTCCCTTAGCAATGTTTAAGCTTTTACTTTGCCTGAAGCAACCAAGGCGGCGTATTGCTTCTGCCAACCTTTTTCTATGAAAGCCCACTCTGGAGCTGTGTTCTTGCCATATTTGTTATCAACCATGAAAACACCAAGCTTGTAACCTTTTGAGTTCTTTAGTGACTCGTGTGTAAGGTCAGGTGAGGTTCCACCATTGACAGTGGACTTTTCACTATCCCAGAATTTCCAATCGTCTGGGTTATGGAAAATAGCATCTTCCAGCATCTCAATCATTGAAGATTTCTCGGTAATTTCTTTAGGTCCTGATGGAACATGACCAGATGCTCCTTGAGTAGGTATAGGACTACCAATAGGAATATCGTCTTGGTTGACTCTTGTTGGAGCTTCACCACCCGGAGCTGTAAAAGCTGCCGCTACTATATCTTCTGCTGCTTGGGCAGGATCTTTAGATGGGTTAACCATCAATCCTGCATGGTCTAAAATGTCGGCAAAGATAAGTTCAGATGCTGCGATGTAATCGCCACCTGTAACTGCATCCATGCCCTTTCCTTGACAGATCTCTGCGGCAGCCTTAGCTGCCACCTGAGAAATAATCAATAGGGATTTGTCATCCATAGTTATTCCTTTACTTACTCGTGGGTTGTTTATGAAGCGTGTCTCCGAAGGGACACATATGCCAGAAATCGCAATACGATTCCGAGCATAAGAACGACTCGGTGTTGGGCAAATAAGGCCCATCCTTGTCGATCAACGTAGCAAGCATCTCCGCTTGGGAAATGGTCACTGCGATCTGTTGTTGGTCTCTGACTTCTTCAAACCTCCAGAAGCCTGAACCGTCGAAAGCTAATACGTCATACCAAAACGTAGGAGCTTCTTGAGTTTCTATACCTAGCTCTTGAAGCCATGAGCTAACGGCATGAAGGTAGAAGGCTGCTTGTGGAGTCTTGTGTGCAGCGTATTTATTTTTAGCTGGAGGTGCTTTAACATTTTTGTGGTCAACACACTTTATGTTTCCTGTAGGAATGTGTCGAAGTAGAAGATCAAGCGTTCCTGATAGATCCCAATCTTCAAAACCTTCAAGAGGCAGATTGAAATCCCATTCAACAGCGAGCACTTGATGGTCTTCGTCCCAGTAATACTCTTTATCGTGATAAAGATCTATGGAGCGACCTATCATTTCTTTAGCTTTAGAACGATCAAGCCTCAAGTATTCTTTTCTAGCTGTTTTCGGTTGGTAAACCCAGTCAAAAACAACGCCCTCTACTTTTGACAGTTCACTGTCAAAAGATCTAAAAGCTGCGTTTTTCCATTCTTGAACCTGATCTGGTGATGAGACAACATCACCTGTTTCTTGACGATTCGCATAATATGCTTCATGCCCAGCATGGATAGCAGTACCTAGAGCTCTAACCACACCTGTTGTGTAAGGAACATTAGGATCTAGTACATAATTCAATCTGTACTGACAGCTATGAGCAGTACCTAAGAGGCTTTGCCTCATTCTTTTTTTGACAGCAGTTGTCATCCGTAGCGTTCCAGTTTGTACTTGACGTGACGTACTTGATTGTCTGAGATCTTGAGACGAGCTGCTATGTCTTGAACACGCTTTCCCTCGTCGAGCATTTTTATAACAGTTTCTTGTTGCCTTACCGTGATCTCTCTTGCACGAGTTGAAGAAATATGAGGGGTGAGATTACGTCTATTCAAAACCTTGTATACCCATGCTCTCGAGAACCGAGTTTCTTTGGCTATTTCCACCGGGGTTTGACCGGCAGCGTGACGGTCAAGAAGTTCATGAGTGTCAGGTGACATTGATTTAGTTTCGTTAACGATGTCTTCTTCTCGAAGCTCGTATAACTCTGCGATTTCTTCTACCAGCCATCCAAGTAGAAACAGTTCTCTTATCTGTTTTGACTGGCTTGAGACAAGAAGTTCTGTGAGATCAACACCTCTTTTAGTTAATTCTTCTTGTGTGCTGGAAGATATTTCTGCCCGATATAACAGGGCTTCCTCAAATTCTTCCTGCCACAGTGACACTTCTTGCTTATTTTGTTCTATAGTTAAATTAGAGATTGGTTTTTCCTTTCTCGTGGGAGCTTTAATTTTTTAGAGCTAGACAAGAGGGACCGTTAGAGCGGTCCCTTTTGACTTTTTATATTTATGTACACCTTTCTCTCAAAATGGAATTTGTATCAGACATCTTTGCAGAAAGTTCATCTACATTCTCCATACGTACATCGGTGTGAAGCAAACCAATAGCACCATACGTGGCTTTTATAGGCTCACCAAAGAAACCAATGTCTCCTTCATAAGGAGTTGGGTCAAAGAAGCCGACAAATGCTAAAGCGTGATCACACTCAGGATCAGGATGTGGAGACACCCAGTGATACTGTTCGAAAGCTCTAACAGATTCCAACGCAGTCCTAAAGCCAGTCAAGCTACTAGATCCCATCTCTGTGTTCTCAAACTGATCAACAATTTGGCCTTCCATAGGTGATGAGTGCAAGTTTGTGGCACCATCAGCATGAAATAGTTCAACTGTAGAGTTGGCCCAAGTCGGGTGACCGTGTCTCCAAATGAGTTGCAGAGTTGGCCATGTAAGCATCATGACATTAAGCATTGAAACGTCATACATCTTGTGA